GATGACAGGAGTTGAACCTGCACGTCGTAGACACTAGAACCTAAATCTAGCGCGTCTGCCAATTCCGCCACATCCGCATATAATAACGCATTCCTGCGAGTTTTTCATATCTCACGCTAGATTATTTACATCTCATAGCGCTAGATTTCTCGTTGACTGCTTGACTAGTATACCAAGCAAAAAACAAAATGTCAAGCATTTTATTTCACATATTTTAAAATAATATTTAACTTCCATCCATTATACTTATAACCGTGATTGATAAAAAGTGTTCCATCCTTTGCCAAAGACATTGACAGTATAGTATCTTTAAAATCTGCAAAAGATGTAATATAAGATATACTTGTGTTGATTATGTGCGTTGTACTCATCACCATAAACTGTGATTGTGTTCTGACCGCCCTCATGTCAACCAATGCACTGACTGTCGATCCTATTTGAGTCGAATCAGAGGCAATCGATCCACTTTTGGCAACAGATGATAATGTCACAGGCACAACCTTCTGATAGATCGGCTTGCCATCAATCCAAGTACCGATTTCAATTTCATCTGTTGAATATACCTCACTTGAAGCGCCACCGCCACCAGTTCCATCCTGTCCGTCTTTACCTTTCAGATTAGGCGTTGTAAATATACCTGCTGCCGTCGTGATATCCAATTTATACTGTGTATCGGTGTTCTCGGCATTTTCCACGATCGTTGGCGAAAATCCATCGGCACCGTCTTGTCCATTGACACCATTAGTACCGTCTTTGCCGTTCGTTCCATCCTTACCATTTACACCGTCAACTCCGTCTTTCCCATTAGTACCATTCTTACCAACAACATTTCCCACATCTGTATTCGTGCCATCTGTCAAGGATACAATCAGATGTCCTGCGCTGTTAATTGATACGCTTGAGATTCCTACTCCTGCTGAACCACTTGGCAGTTGTTTTATGATATCATCAATCTGAGATTTCGTATAATAATCGGATAAATCTACATTACCGCCAGATGATCCACCATTCTTTTTAATTTCCTCTTTAATTTTTTCAACAAGATATTGCAAACTTGTCTGGTCTAAGTATTTATCTGCTGGGCTATCACTAACTCTCATTCTACTCACCGCCCATCATAACATCAATATCTGATTTAGAGATTCTTCTTGATCCATAATCAGCAGGCGAATAAACAGTAGGATTCTTACTTGTAAACATAAGCGAAAAGCATGAATATTCATCTTCTGGCTCTGGGATAGACGCAATCTTATCCCTAAGATTCTGGATTCTTTTTTCAAGATATTTATACGCTTGTGATGTTGTCGTAAATTCTGTAATTGTTTGTCGCATGATATCAATATCATTGCTTACGGCTTCTAGGATATCTAAAGCAGATAATAACATCTGCCTCTGGTCTGTTTCTTTATTATATTCTGCGGTTGCAGATAATCCATTTTCTAGCAAAAACTGTGTGTATTGTTCATCTGAAAAGTATTCTTGATTTGATAGTTCCATTTTTAAACGATCTAAAATTTGCATAAACTCCTCCTTTCATTGCATCAAAAAAGGAACCTAGTCGGTTAAACTAAGTTCCCTTGTGTTGGTTAACGATTTTCGTATTCTTCTGCTGCACCACCTTGAAATGAGCCACTTCCAGTTACTTCTGGAGTATCGTCATCTGTGCTATCATCATATGTTGAGTCATCATCGTATGTTGAGTCATCGTCATCATCATAGTCATATGTCGAATCATCATCATAATCCTCGTTATATCTTAACGCAATTCTTACCCATTTTGTTTCACTTCTTGGATAATGTAACTCAATTTCATATTTATCATCATTTGAGGTCCATTTATACACATCCGCATTTTCATTTTCATCATCTGTTTCAGGATCAACGTCTCCATATTTTTTTATCATATATTTCTTTACTGTTTTTACTGAACTTGATGACATATTTCCTATATTATTAGGCATCCATTCCACTTTTGTAATTTGCCTATACATATTTCTATCTGCGGTTATTTCACCTTTAAGACCAACTAATTCGTATTCGGTATCTATTGTATCCCCGTTACTAAAATCATCTTCATTACTTATATAGCGGCTCCATTCATCGCTATCTTCGCTTTCTCCTAAATTTTCACCAAAGGCACTTTCATAATTATCTAAAGATTCCGATGCACTTTTATATTTAGATTGCGAAATGATATTAACCAATAAAATAATTCCTACAATAATCGCTCCAACAATTATTATTTTTTTTCTTTTCTCCTTCTTCTTTTGGAGTTGTATTTGTTGATTTTTTTGAATATTAATTAATCTTTTTTCTGATTTTCTTTTTTCCTCTTCTACTTCAGATAAATACTCCTGATAATGTTCTTGTAACAATTCTATATTTAAATGCTCTTTAATCCATTTTTTATCTTTTTTACATCTATGACATTTTGTTTCATCATTATAGTTCAATGCACCACATGTACAAATCCAATAATCAGCATATTCCTCAAGAAAATATTGATCTTTTGTATGTTGCATTTTAGGATCTGATTGAATTTCACGTAAGTATTGCTCTTTTAATTCTTCTCCTAGATTTTCTTCTAATAATGTTTTTTCTGGGAATTCCTCTTGTTTATTGCCATCATTTTGCCATGTTTGTCCATCTACATATACAACTTTTTTTATTTCAATTTCAATTTCTCTTACTTGTGTATCTTCTAAATAAATGGCTGTTTGTTCCCCACATGTTGCATCTCTTCTTAAGTCCAAATCTAAATATTGATATTCAAACTGATTCACAATTATATTATGTAAAACATCATACCCATTAATCTTTACAAAAATGGCTTTTATCGGTTTCTTTCCAATATTTTGTAATTTTAACTGTACTGCAACCTGTTCATTAGCATTATCTTTTAATAATCTTCCACCCATAACTAACACTGGGCATCCTTTAATATATTGTTTTTCTTTTAATTCAAACAACTCTTCATATCGTTTTTTCATATGCAATTTCCTTTTTAGTCAAATGATGGTAACATATCATCATCTGAAAACCCTTCATTAACAAATCTTTCAAAAATTAAAATCGTCTCATTTATAGTCATATTAGTTCCTCTAGAAAATCCTCCAAATCCTCCCGAACTAACATTTTTTCCTAATTCATTAGTTGTAGCACACTTTAATCGCCAATTTTCTTTTCCTAAACGATTCAATCGTTGATTTAATTTATCAACATTTACTCTTCCATCCTCGTCTACAATAGACATAACATAATATTCATAATATCCTTCTTCCATACTCTCCTCCAAAAAAATCTTTTTATCACTAGTTGTATATCTATTATATTCTTTTTAGTGAATGTATTCAACTTATAAAAATGAATCATTTAAAAAATAAATAAAAATATTTTTGACCAATCACTTTAACAAATCCTTGTATATCTCTGCCTTTTCTTTCATTCTTCTGATCTTTGCTTCTTTATTCCTTTTAATCATGACCTCAATCACTGCGCCTGCTTTATCCACAACAACAGATACCATTGTCATGTATCCAAGTAAAGTTACAATTTCATGCCCTGGCATAGTTAATAATGTATGTAATAATTCCATATTCGATTCTCCTTATTTGTCGAAAAAGATATCGGCACAATCTCTCATCCCTTGCAAATAAATCTCTCTGCACAGGAGTCGATGATTTGTCGATACCTCACTGATATATTCTTCTAATTGTTCTGTTTGTTCCTTATTTAAGCAAGATTTTAATTCCTGCAAATGACTTTCCTGCATCTTGACCGATTCTGCATAATCCTCGTCCAGTAGTTTTGTGCGTTCATGCACTTCCTTAATTAACTCCTCTGCAAGGTAACTATGCATCATTTCATTATAGATTTCTCTTTTCATCTGTTCCATATTTCCGTACCTCTTTCTTTTTTATCCTACTTTATCACACTTAATCCTACTTAGCAATATAATGCACTACCATGTGATAAGATACAGTTAAGCGAGGTATGGATATGAAACCATTAAAGAAGAAAGTAAGTATTACGTTAGACAGTGATCTGGTTGAAATGATCAAAGAGTTAGCAGAGAAAGATGATAGATCGATTAGTCAGTATATTAATATGGTACTGAAAGACCATGTAAGCCGTGAAAACGAAGGGACTACGAGTGAGTAGTCCTTATTTTTTTGCTGTGGGGATTTTTGGTGTTTCCTCTAGCCCATATTTGAAAAGAGGGGTAATCGCCTGCAATATCGTCACATTGCACAAATTTTTCTTATATTTTCGTGCATATTTACCTACTTATTCTTCGTTAGAGTCCCAATCTAGCGTTATTTTTGGAAATAATTGGTACAAATATCGACATAAAATTTTGCTTTTATCTCCTGTATTAAATCTATTTGAAATACTGATATTTTATCAAACGGATTTTGGAAGATATTTCCAGTGATTCTGACACAATCTATACGTCTTGTTCTTGCAACCATCAAAAAACGTAGCAATACTAAGGATTTTTTGCCCTTAGAACGGCAATTTTTTTGGATGTATCACTCCCAACTATTTCCAAATTACGTTCACCCAACATCTGCGTACCCATTTCGAGTACCCAGACGGTACTTGAGCCCGACTTAAAATTAAGCCCGTTCCTTATCTTTCTCTATCTCTCCACTAGCACCATTCTCTTCATCTAACCGCTTCAACTCTGCCACACTGTCCGTGATCAGATCACTCTTTTCCATGACGGTCTTTCTACTGATCGCACCGAGTTCTCTCATTGCTTTTAAGTTAGACACCATTTCTGTAGTAGCAACTGGCATATTTACATTATATACGACCTCAACATCATTCGATACTTCAGTACCCTGCATTTTCAAGATCATTTGAAATCTTCTGAACCTTTCTTGGAACCCTTTGTTCAACCATTTCTTCGTCTCATCTGCATTGATATTTGCCATATGGAAAAGAATCTTCATGGATACCTCACTGATGTTTGCAATATTCGTACTACTACCTAACACACTCGGTATGCAAGCGATATCATTCAACATCTGCTTGATATTGTCAAGATATAACTTAATCGTATTGTAATCCATTGTTGTACTAACTACCTTGTAGTCCCCATTATCAAGATTCATCACATATCCTGTTGCATCAGCAGGAATCGTTGATTCAATTCTTTGACCTACAGCCACAGGCATTGGATTTAAACTGTTAATATAGATTGCGTCGCCCATCTTACTTAAGATATCCTCTAACTCATCCATGATCGGCTTAATGTCTGTTAGCATACTTACGCCAAAGTTATAATCCATGTCACTAAAATTGTGATAATGAATAGGCAGACCACACACATTAATCTTACTATCTTCCATATGTAAGTAACCACCATCATTGTTCCAATTCTCTACATAAGTAGGGTAGTATACGTTGTAGAATGTAATATTAGTAAACACATCTGTCCATGTCTCGACAAATGCAATGTAATTCCCACGATCATCATAGACAGGATAACAGTCACCACTATCAAGCACCTTACTTTTAATGATGCCATCCTCTACATAGACAACTTCGTACGCATCACCAAACTTGTTAACTCTGTCCAGAATCTGGTAATCTACTGTCTCGTACTGCCCTAATTTATATATTTCATTAAAATTCTTGATTGTATTTTCATTCCCACTGAATGACACCTTCTTGCCAAGTAAGTACGTTGCATGGAATCTCAGTACCGTTTTAGCATAGTTTAAAATCGTCTTTCTGGTAATGAGTTCTTTTCCTTTATAAGCACAGTTCTCTCTTCCAAGTACCTTATGTCTGCCTGCAAGATAGTCACGATTCGCAATACATTTCGTAATTCTGTTCACATGATAAGGTTGATTGACTTCCTCTACAAACCATTTGGCAGGATTCTCAAACTTATTTTTATATTCTTCGATTGCCACGTTGTCTCTCCTTTCTGTTCTGTTTCTTCTATATAATATCGTCTAAAATGGATACCATAATCCATTCTTCATTCCTTGTATACACAAACACAACCCCATAACCAAGTCATCATGACTGCCACTGATTGCGCCCATACTTCCGTTATCATTCGCCACGAACACCTTCATCTCTTCTAGCATATCTTTACTCTTAATCTGGATCAGTCCCTTGTCAAACCATTCACGGCAGTCGTTGACGATGATAGATTTTGTCTTATTGTTAGTGTCAAATCCGACCCTCCAGATAGTTCTCTGGAACTCATCATATGTCTTATACTTGGTCATGTTCATATAATGTTGCTCGTACCGCAGACGTTCAATAACACTGTGTCCACCGCTTGCTTTCTCAACCGTCAACAACGCCTTGTTATAGTATCTGCCTAAAGCATTTAACACATCTGCATACTGATATGGTTTAATCTTATTATTTCTAAACTCAGCCACTTGTTGACCTTCTCGATTTAACACAATAGCAGTAGAGTAATCCTGTCCCAATCCTTCGGAGCAATCCACACCGATATAATATTTCTCTCCAATTCGTGGCAACTGCCAGATATGAAACGTCTTGCCAAGATACGGCATTAATATAGTAGGAATACCTGTGACCTGTTTCTTTGCCAACGGTTTAATCTTGTTCTCTACAATCGTAGTCAATGATGCCGTAATCCTTTTGGAATCGAATAACTGTTGTCCTGTTGTCAAGAAACATTCAGTGTCCGTAGATGGATATTCAACTTGGAATGTATCAAGTCCGTCTGTAGATACCTTCTTTCTTCGCCACGCAATCTGCGCCAAAGAAGCACCCATTTTCAATAATTCCTGTTCATCTTCGTCAAGTTCCATATCTTTAATCTTCTGAGACGTTCTTGCTTCATACTCAGCCACGGCTTGTTCATATTGATTAGCAAACAATGATTTACCGTTAATCCAATTAAAAAAGAACGGTTTATATGAATTGTCTCCGTTCTTTGCTTGTATGTATAATTCTGAAAATTTATTAAAACCATTTGCCGTAGATTCAATAATGATTCTCCCAGATTCACTAACCGCCTGTGATAATGCGTGTAACTGTTTATCTGCATTTTTCCAAAAAGCAAATTCCGATAAATGCACGATACCATTTAATGTATCGCCACGACCAATCTCTTTGTTCCCTGCGGTCAAGCACGTGATCTTACTACCATTATCAAAGCATAATGCCTGTCTGTTGTTCACAATCAGTTTCGGTTTGATGATATCTGGTAAACTGTGATATTGCTGTTTTAACTTATCAAAGATAGTATTACAACTTGATTGATTGTGACTTACTAGAAAACAAGTCGTATTCTCATGTACCACACATTCTCTAATAGACAGCGCAATGGTAATAGAAGAGATACCTAACTGTCTACTCTTTAAGATAATGTTGTTTGACTGCATATTTTGTACCAATTCTTTCTGTTCGTCTGTCAAGATAAATGGCACAAGTTTTCCTTCTTTGTCAGCAATCTTAATGAAAGATTCGATCCAAGCCACCTTGTTCTCATCTTGCCACAGCCAAGCAAGTTTTTGTGCATTTGCTTTACTGATCATCACGCACCACCTTTGAGCGCAGGAATATTAATACCAGATAATAACACGTCCAACTCGTCCTCTGAATCTTCAAAGAAGTCACTGTTGTGGAAATTTTCAACATACTTAGCAGCATTGACATCTCCGTTCAGTGCCTTGTTCATCATCTTCTGGTAAATCTGCATTGTATTTAATGTCCTCATATTTTTCATGTATATTTTAATTGCTTTCTGAGCATCATCACGAATGAGCCAATTGTTCTCGCAGAATTCTTCTGTTTTGTTTGTTCCGTCCTTGCTTTTAAATTGCATATCACATTGGCACAGTTCGTCCCATTTGCATCTTTTTTTCTGGTCTGACAGATACCATTGCACATACTTCGCAATGTGATATGGGCAGATTTCCTGCATCTTTTGAAGCAATGTTTTATCTTTACTTTTTGCCATTTGTTTCTCCTTTCTGTTTGATTTTGATTGTTCTGTATTGATCGACCACGCAACCGTAGGTTGTAGTGGGCGGAAGAGATGTGCTTTGTGAGCGTTAGCGATCAAAGGATATCGCGCTACATGGGGTTTGGGGCTTGTCCCCAACATGATGAGGAAACCTTTACACTCAACAACTTATCTGGCACCATCCGACACACATTTTGTTGTAGGTCGAAACGCCCACTCCTACGGGTGGTCATTTGACCAACACAAAATATATGTCAGTATGGATGCCTATTATCATACTAAACTCGCAAAAAACGCTTCGCTTATTTTCGCTCTCTGTCAATTGCGGCAAGCGCAATTTCCTATTGGGGATTTTTATTTTTTCTTTTTAAAATCGTCGTTTTCTCCAGTGTTTATAAGGGGTTTATGCCATTTTGCGTACGTTTTCGTTACGACCCTATATAGAAGCATCGTAACAATTTCGTACGCAAAATAGTTAAAAGTCCAGTAATATTAACAAAAAACGACGATTCTATACTCTCGCCCTAACTATCGTCCACAATCTAACGTCCTTACTACGACCATCAATTTTTCGTTTTGTTCTTTTCTCATTTATCTTATAAGGTATCCCCATCTGCAATAATCGTTCATTTATCGTCTTTGCGGTTTTAACAATTCGTCTATCTTTGCGAATAGCCAATTCCTGTACGAGTTTATCTTTCTGGGACTTATCACAAAATTCTGTTTTATCACTTGCATATCTTGCCAACTTGATCATAATTTCAATACATTCTGGATCATAAATTTCATATCTCATTCTCTCAATTTCACGAGTTCTGTTGTATTTATGCGTTCTCTCGAACTTATCAGCAAGATATGTGCAATATCCGTAGTCGCTGAGATTTATCATCTTATTGTAGAGTTCGATATCGCTCTCTTTTTTCTTAAGCATCAATTCATTGACCTTTAAACAATTATCCTTTTTATCAGTATAGATGATTCCACTCTTGTCTACGTTAGCATTAAATCTTGGATATTCTCTGTAAAATTCCTCTTCTCCATTGAAGTCAAGGAACTGCGCAGGTGTAATATCTTTCTTAATCTGTGTGACCATACCGCCTAATTGTTCATTGGTTCTCGCACGAACATAAACGTCAATCTTTTCTGAGTATGCGCCATTGTCTTTCCTTCTGCCGATACGTCGTCTACCCATGCACTGGATCAGCGAACCAAGATCACGAATGTCGATCATGACCTCTTTTACGTCTTTATCTTTGATGTTGACGCCTGCATCTAGGCAAGCAGTAGTGATAAGTAGGTTTTCCTCGAATCTCTCATTTTCGAGCATCTGATTTAACTTCTCTTTGTCCATATATTTGGCATAATCTTTATTGCTCTCGCTACAGCAGAAGATTGCATTGTCCTCGAACTGCTTGTATAATTCGTATGCCTTCTTGGCTGATTCAATAAAGAAGATTGCCTTTGTACCTTTGCAAATTACCTCTTCTGCCTTGCGTTTAAATGCATCCTCATGATAGAAGAAGTAGAGTTGATTTATGAATGACCAATTGGTTGGGATCTTGTATTTCAGTGGCTTTATGCCTTCTCTGATGCCTAATTTCTGGGCGTTGTCCGTGAGATAATCTCTCATGTAGGATTCAATATTCTCGCCCGTGGCGCTCATGAATATCTTGACCGCAGTAGGACATTCCATGATCATGTCATAAGCCACGTCTGTTGTATCATTGAAACTTGCATCTTCGGTGAAGTAGTGGTACTCATCTGATACTATGTAGCCGTAGTCGTATGGATTGAATTCATCATCAAAGTCACTGCATCGTTTATGCATGGAAAACTTCTGATATGTCACTATATCAATCACATCATCTTTGCCGTCGGCTTCAATTTCCATAACGAATTGATCAACGCATTTGCGACGATGGATTAGGAAGAGAATCTTTTGACCCTCTTCCTTTGCAATGTTATATAGTGTATTCTTTATAAAGTAGGACTTGCCAACGCCAGTACCTGCCATAATTACGACAGGTACATCTGGTTCCCATTTCTGAATATCTTCTCTTGTAATTAAGTCGCTAACTCTTGTATTTTTACTTACTTTTCTTGTATTTGTTGCCATATTTGTTTGATCTCCTTGTTTGATTATTTAGATAAGTATTCTTTGATTGTTTTTTCCAGATTCTCGGATTGTCTAAAAATAAATACATTCTTGTCTGGACATTTTTCATTACGCTCCATCTTTTTAAGGATAAATCCCTGCACCATGAGATATCCCGCTAGTTTTTGGTTAAAAATAATTTTGTTTTCTGTTTTTGTTTTGTTCATGTGTTTGTTCTCCTTATATTTTGTATTTGTTTATTGAGTAGTCGACAATTTGTCGATTACTGATATTAATTAGTAGCCCTCAGTTTGAGGTTAACTGACCTAAATTCTGACTATTACCATTCGTAATACCTAAATTCTGAGTACCAAGATTGTTGGCACTTAAATTCTTGGTACGAAGATTGTTCGTACCTAAAATTTTAATCCGCTAAACTGAGGACTACTGACCTAAATTTGACCCGCCAATAATGTTGGCGGTTAAGATTTTGAGTGCTAACATTATTAGCACCTAAAATTTTGGTAGGAAGATTGTTCATACCTAAATTTTGGTCTACGAACAATCTTCGTGGTCAAAATTTTAATTATGCGAACATTTTCTTTTTTAATTCTTCGACTTCGGCTCGTGCAATATCCATCAATTCTTCTCGTAATTCTGGCGTAGATTTGAAGAGATATTCCGTTTTATATTTGTTTCTCCGATTCTGGCGAATCCTTACAATTGGGTATCCTTTTTTTGTCAATTTATTTACAAGTTTTCTCTGTTCAATTACAATTTCGCCTCTGTTTGTGTATTTCATTATTCTACCTCGTCTTTTTCTTTAATCTCGATTGAGTAATTTACTGTGTTCGTTCTTGTCAACGCATGACAGTATTGTTCTTTCTTGATAATATCTCGGTCACATTCTGCATACAGACCATAGATATCTTCGATTTCGCTCATGAAAAATTTATCAACGAAAAATTCTTCTTTTGGTAATTCTATCTCAAAGACCTCTGCCGTCTCCCAGAGTAGTACATCGTTGATCTTATCAATGTCTATGTTCGTTTTGAGATAACCGTTTTCTAATCTAATCTTTCCGCTCAGATGATACTTATTTCTGATTCGTCTGAAATCTTCTTGAGTATGTCGCTCAATACAATTATAAAATTCTGGCAGATCAAGTACATCTACAAGATAATGCTTAATATATGGTCTGTATCTATCGTCATAGTATCCAAGGAATGAACTATCAATGGTGAGTAGTAGCATCATTGCTTCGTCTGTCATATCTTTGGATAATCCATACAGTGACCATAGCAGTAGTACGGTTGATCCAGCGTATTTTTCCGTGTAATTCTTTTTTGTAACATCTTCCATTAGATTAGGATTGATTGATTCTTCGTTCTTGTAATCCTTATCAGAAAATCGTGTGATGTGGTTATCAAAGCATTTTCCTTGATATTTGGCAAAGTCCACGCCTATTTCTTCTGTAACTGTGGCGTTCTTTGTTTTGGCTGATACGTCGATCGGAATATCTGAATAATTTGCGACTTGCCTTAATAAGAAAACTTCTTTAATTTCCCATCCCATTACTTCTTTTAAGATCGTGCAAGATAACAATGAGTCAATGTCGTCTGTTAATATTGTATGGTATTTATTTTCTGTGTCTTTGTACCAAGTAGGTACATTATTTGTTGCTTTCTGTGTCATAAAAATCACCAATTGGTGAACAAGATGTTAGTTCATCTTGTCCTTCCAATTGATAATCAATGACAAAGAAAGCGAATAAGAATAAATCCATCTTATTCACCTTCCCTTCTCCATTTGTTAAATTCTGGTTGCTTGTTTCCGAGTTTCATCAACTATAATTAAAATCATTGAAACTAAAATACTTTTACGCCATGCCCCATGTCGGGGCACAGCAGTTATTTTTTAACCGAGTTATTTTTGACGCGGGCTTTTTTGCTTGTTTTCTCTTGCGGTTTTAACAAACCGTAACAGCAGTTAAGCCAATCATGATACATCTTCTCGGTCGGTATTACCTCGCATCTTTCGATGCCCTTAATCCATCTGGTCGAGCATCCGAGACACTCAGCCATGTACTTTTGAGTTAAATTGTGGTAAATTCTTAAAAACTTTAAACGATCTCCGCCAAGCATCTCGTCGCTCCTTTCATTTATTACTCACCATCAGATACTGTTGGGGTAATTGTTGATCCTGCGACTACTACGCCACTGTCGTCGATCAGTGCAACTGCATAGTATTCTGAGCAATAAACTGTTGTTGTTCTTGTGCTTGCATCTCTAGCAGGTTCTACAAAAGGATTCTCTTTTGGAATTAAACCAATAGATTCCTTTTTGATTGTCAGGATATACCCCTCATGTTTTGCGGTATCGTATAATCTGTCAGTGACAAGGACAGGGATTCCTCTGAAATAACCTAATAAGTTATTCTGCATGATTCCTGTGCCATCGGCTGTAAATGTCTTTGTCTTGTCGACAAATCCATCCATCTTAAGAAATGATGGGACAAATGCGCTATGAATATAAATTCCTGCAAAATCTTCTGCGTTGGCATCATCCCCATATAAACCTAAGATTGCGTTCATTTCGTCGAATGTGATCTGATGTTTTGTTGCCAGTTGACTTTTTAAAGGTGTTGTCAATGCAACATTAATGCAATCAGTGTCAAGTTTTCTTGCCAGAGAGATTGCCTGCTGTTTTGCGGCTTCATCAAGTGCATTGCCGAACTCAACTGCGTCGTCGTAGTCATTTACGGATACCGCAGGAGCGGCTACCATCTTAATAGTTGCCTGTGTGCTTGTCTGCTTTAACGCTGTCTTATCCATTGCAGTTCCAACTGTAATGTCTTTGGCATCACCAATGTAAGCCCATTTAGGCATAGACACTGTTTCCCCAGGTTTTCCTACTAAAGATTTAACTACCTTAGCGCACTGAGAGATAACTACTTTTCCTTCGATTTTTTCTCTTACTAACTCTGCGTAAACGTCTGGAATGATCATGTTTTTATTTACTGCATTTGTAGAATTGTTATTAATATTTGCCATTTTGTTTCCTCCTTAATTATTTGTTAATTTGAGTTTTGATTTCTGAGACATCTTCTCTGATGTCATCTAAGTCATCCTTATAAGATGTAAGCACCTGCACGAATTCTGCATTTGTCGCAGATAATTTTTCGTTTTGTTCTTGTGCCTTTGAGATGACCGAATATAATTTTTCTTCTCTGTTTTCGTTTTGTGTCTGCGATTTTTCCCATAACTTCCATATGAAAAAAGCCATGGCGATTACCATAACAATTGGAAATCCTAACTGACTAATCGCAGTTTGTAGGGCATTGTAATCCACTCCTTTGTCCTTTCCGAAAACCGTATATTAGCCGAGCGCAAAAGTTCCCTCGGCTTAACGAGCGCAAAAGTTCCGTGGTTTCCCCAGATGTGTGGAATTATCTCGCTAATGCCTTATAAAGTTCAGGATTGTCTTGAAACAACTGTGCTTTTTCTCCGTAGGACATCTTTTTGAAGTCGGATTTTGTGACAGATTGTTGTTTGCTATGATTACTGGGTTTGTTCCCGTTGTTTAACAGATAACCATTGATTGCCACACTCACGGCTTCTAATCCTGCATCAACATCTTCTCCGAGGTTTAGATACTGTCCTAACTCTGTTGGTAAGCCAAGTTCATTGAGTTTAGTTGATAACTCTGCTTGACGTTCTTTTGCCAGTAGTTTCTGTTCTCTGACTTCTAACTCTTTCATACGGTTTTCAAATTGAATTTCGCTATCTGATTTTTTCGCAGGTTTGTATTGTTTCAATTCTTCCTTTACAGTTCTGAGTTCGTTTGAATACTTTGTTCTAATCCTATCGCCCTCACTCTGTAAAATCTGCTGTACGCCTGCAAGTTGTTCATCAGATAGATTTAATGTTTCTAGTTCCATGCTTCACGTCCTTTCCAGTTGCATACAAAACGCCCTGCAATAGCAGTTCTATCTGTTGCCCCTGTAATGATGTTGTTAATTTGTTGTATCAAAAAAAGACCTATCGCAATTGATAGATCTCTTTCTTCCTTATATAATTGTGTTTAAAGTCGCAGATTACGACCTTAGGATTTCTAAGATGACATTTTGCCACCTTAAGATTCAAAAGTTACCAAATCGGTAACCCTTGCTACGTCTATATATACATTTGAATTAAATAACGAACATTTTTATGTCGAGGGTATGCGCCCCCCTTATACACACATTTCGAATTTCATTTTGTGCCGTAAATACGGGACTTGTAAATAATTTCCAATTTTTCAAAGTCGCTAAAACACTAGGTTTTTAGCCAAATTTTGATTTGTCCACATTGGCAATTTGATAGCGTTACATGTCTAATATATGCTTCTCCATATACACACATTTCGTGTTCCGAAAAAAACGGTACATTTCATTTTTTCAAAAAATTTTGAAACAATTTTTTCGGTACATTTTAGACCAATATCAAAAGTTCAATTTTTTTGATTCTCAAAATATATGCTTCTCCATATACACACATTTCACCAACCGTTTTTTTCGGCTGTTTATCATTTTTTAAAAATTATTTGACCGAAAATAACGGCTGTTTTTTAACCAATATCAAATGCTAACATTTTTTGATTCTCAAAATATATCGTCCCCCATATACACACATTTCGTGTTCTGGATATTCAGTACATTTGAAAAATTGTCATTTTTTTGAACTGAATATCCAGAACATTTTAACCCAATATCAAAAACTAAATTTCTGTATTATGCTTTCTCATAGGGGGTACCTTTCCATATAGTGACTTTTTTTGTTCCGAAAAAAACAGAACATTGCATTTTTTAACCTTAAAAATGAACTGAATTTTTCGGAACTTTTTTTAAAATTTGATAGCGTTACATAGTTCTTCCTATACAGCCACTTAGCACGTCGCCTGTACATGGCTATTTTACTGAGTTTTTCAATGTTTTTTTAGATGTAACTGGGAACTTTTTTGACGTTTTTTTACTAAAATTCATGTTCTCCCTATTGTTGTACTTAACAAATCTTTAAAAACCCTTGTAAAATAAGGACTTTGTTATTTTATTTTTGAGGCAAGGGAGAAGTTTTTTGACTCTTTTTTACTATTCTACTACCATCTCTCCTATAGTTCCACTTAACTGATCGTCAAAATATGGCTTAAAATCTGGATTTTGTAACTGTATTTTGAAATAAAGGGGGATAATTTTGGATTGATTTTTACTATTTTATTATTCTACTATCGTGTCCCCCTATTATTCCACTTAGTAAACCATCTAAAAATGGCTTAAAATAAGGGGTTTGTGATCATGTTTTCAAGGTAACTAAGACGATTTTTGACTCTTTTTTACCAAAACATTCTTGTCCTTCCTATATGTCCACGAAGCACAACCGCTAAAGTTCTTATATTTACTGCATTTAAAGCACATATTTTTTTAAAAAGGGGAAGATTTTGGACTCTTTTTTACTATTTTTATGCTGCCATCCACATGTCCCCTATTACAACAAGATTGGCGTTAAAAAAACTTCTTATAAATACTGGGTTTAACGCACCTTTAAAAATAAAAGTGGGAATTTTTTTGCCGTTTTTTTTCCAAAATTGTCTCTCTCCTATAGTCGAGAGAAGTACAAATGGTTAAACGCCTATGATTCCTAGTGTTTTTACATCTAAAAAAATAAAACGTAGACGAATTTTGGCGTTTTTTTTACTAAAGTCAATCATCTCTCCTATACGTCCACGAAACTGATTCTTTAAATACCGCACAAACACTGAGTTTAAGCGGTATTTAAAATTTAAAGGAAGATAATTTTCGCCACTTTTTTACCAAAAATCTGAACCATTGCAAATCTGCATAGGTTGAATTTACAACAACCCTAAAAAGGGTCATTGCAACCGTCCTCGTTCTGAGGACACTTAAATCAAGGACTCCACAGTAACGTCCTTAGTTGCTTCTAGTTTCTTGGCAGTGTGATACACTCTAAGCGTAAATTTCTTTCCAATCGCACCATTATCTGTTGTCTTTAGGGTTAAAGTATTGGCAGTTGTGTCAAATTTCTCTGTTACAAATGTGAATGAATAGTCGCTAGTAATCTCATACTGCAAGCCATCCAGATGTTCTTTGACACCATCATTCTTAGTGACGAACGTAAATACTATGTCTTTATTTGTATACATTTTACTGTATCTACTCGTAATTGATAACGTCCATGGATTAACCTCTGGTTCGCTCTCAGTTACCGTGATTTCGTCCGTTGTGACTTCTACGTCGTGTTCTGTCCATCTGGCAGTAAATTTCACTATACCTGCCTTGATAAAGGTAACTGTGCCGTCCTGTGCGATTGTCGCTACATCATTATTTGATGATAGCCATTCAATAGTAGGATTAAATACTATTTGGTCATTCATATATGCAGTTGTTTCTAGTTTGGTAACACCTATTCCCGATTCGGGACTGGAAGGAATCTGGTATGCCTTGTTGTAAGCACCTAATACGAGGCGATAGTTAATCGTTGGCTGTTCATCTGCTGTACGCTCGCAGTATAAATGGCAGATGCCATTCTTGGACATAATGTTTTTTATTTTATACGTACCGCCATACTCGTTAAATGTTCCACCTATTGTTAAGCGTTTAGAGTCACTATTGTCCTCTAAAATCAATTCTAGATCGCCAGACAACAAAATCATCGTGCCGTCACTCGCAGACGAAATTGAGGTCGTTTTTAGGCAAATTATCCTAAGTCCAGTGACGGTTCCAGTATTAAGATTTAAGATACCGTCTGTCTGCTGTACTGCCGACTTGTAGTATACGTCATTTTCGGCTGTTTCCTTGTTTAAGGCAATGTAGTAGTTACCTTTATACTTTAAAAGCGTTCCTACGCCCACAGGAGCGTCTATTTGATAGTATATAATGGAAGTGTCTCTATCCTCTAAGCCATCGTTATTCTTGCGAAAGACAACCTTAAAATCCTGCGCCTGTGTCACGGCTGTCATAGTTTTTCCTTCTCGCTGTAGTGTTCTGTCAAAACTTCTTTGTAGTGTGTCCAAATGATCACCGTCCTTTCCTCATTGAGATGTGAGTACCTTCATGTTCATGGTTCTTTATAGTATCTAGTGGATTGAATCTTTCAAAGTCAATCTGTAAATCATTTCCAAATAATGTAACATATTCTTTTGTCATGTCTAGGGTAGAGTGTCCCATAATCTTTTGCAGTCGGAATATATCGCCACCGTTGATGATCCAATGCTTGGCGAAGGTATGCCGAAATAAATGGCATGATGTTTTGTTCACATTGTGTTTTATATTGTAGTTATGCACTAACTGTTGATATGTTCTCACGGCTGACTGCTTGCCATAATCATTGCAGAAGAGGTAATCTTCTGGTTCTCCGCCACGAATTTCCAAGTATTCCTGCAAGATAGCAGATAAGGATTCAGAGAGAGGGATTACCTGTTGCTTACGGTTCTTGGTCTTGCGTAGCACGATAAAACCACTTGAGAAATCAATATCACAGATTCTTACGTTTAATGCCGTACGGATACGGTTTGCTGTTGCAAGTAAGTAGTTCTCGAATACCCACGTTTTGTACTCGGCAAATGTGCATTTACGTAGATTTGGTTTTTCTAAGAGTCGTTCTAATTCTTCATCTGAGTAAGTTTGCTTGATTGGTTTTTCGATTTTGCACAATTGAATTTTAAAAGATTCCATGTAACCACAGTCCATACAGTAGTACAAAAACGCTCTGAGAGTTCTAAGATAAGTGTTGATTGTAACATCTTTGATTCGTACATCATCACGAAGCCATAGGACATAGTCGTCAATAGTTTCCTCTGTGATTGTATGCACTCGTTTTCTTGGATCACAAAAATCAAAAAATCTTTTATTGATTTGCTTGTAAGATAAGATTGTTTTGTCTGATAAGTTTCTGACTTTGCATTTTTTTAAATACATTTCAAATGCTTGATTAAGAGTTAGATTTGTTGGATTTGACATCTTTATTTTTTGCATAGATTCCCTGCCTTTCATAGCACTTGACTAAGTCAAGATTAAACGAAAAATCTAGCGAAAAATAAAAAAGCGATTCAGAGATAAAAACTCTCTAAACCGTATGAATACGTACTTTTTCGAATGTTCGAATTGATCACTAGAACCTAAATCTAGCGCGTCTGCCAATTCCGCCACATCCGCATAGTGAGCGTGCGGGGATTCGAACCCCGG